GGAACAGGAATCTTGGCAAAAGAAGTTGGAAGGCTATACCCGGTCTAAGACTGGACTAAAAGTTTCTGATTTTGAAGACGCTGAAGAGACTGTTCTTGAAGCTCTGAATGTTACTCAACAGGGAATCCTTCTTGAGGGTGCTGAAAATCCGGCAATAGTTGTGTATGCTTTGGGCAAGCGGCCAAAGATAGCAAAAGCACTTAGTGAGATTACAAGTCCTATTAAGTTCGCATTTGCTGTAGCACAATTTGAATCCCAATTAACTGTGACCTCTAAAAAACAAGCTCCTCCTCCTGAAAAAAAGATTAACGGAAACGGTAGTCTTGACTCGTCCAACGCACAGTTGGAACGGTTGCGTGAAGAAGCATCGCGCACCGGCGACATGACGAAAGTTATCGCTTACAAACGTCAGTTAAAAAACCAATCCTAGTATATGGCTAACGCATTTAGTAAAGAAGAACGGGTAGCTTTTGAAAACCTCCTTGAAGGTTTCCAAGACGCCCTTGTCCTGTCCCGCAACGTCTCGATCTACACCACAGACCAGACGATGATGGAGCGCACCAACAACACCATCTGGCGTCCGCAGCCTTATATCAGCCGCTCGTACTCGGGCACTGATATGACCGCGAACTTCCTTGATTACACGCAGCTTGCTGTACCCGCCACAATCGGGTTCAACCAGTCTGTGCCGTGGATCATGACTGCGACTGAACTGCGTGATGCTCTTCAGGAACAGCGCCTTGGTGATTCGGCCAAGCAGAAGCTCGCGTCCGATATTAACGTCGCCGTGATGAACGTGGCCTCCTCGCAGGGCACGCTCGTTGTGAAGCGTCTCGCTGCTGCTAGCGGTTTTGATGATGTCGCCCAGTGCGAAGCCATCTTCAACGAGCAGGGCGTGAACTTCGATTCCCGTTATTTGGCGCTGTCCACTCGTGACTACAACGGCATGGCGGGCAACCTTGCTAGTCGTCAGACGCTTCAGGGTAAGACGTTGACTGCTTATGACCGTGCCTTCATCGGCCAGGTTGCGAGCTTCGACACCTTCAAGCTCGACTACGCAAACCGTATTGGTGTGGCCGCTGGCGGTGGCAGCATCACGATCAACACGTTATCCGGTGCGAATGCTTATATTCCTCAGGCTGTAACTTCGTCCCCGACGACTTCTGAGCGTCTCAACGTGGACAACCGTTACCAGACGGTGACCGTGTCGAGCAGCGCCAGTGTTGCTGTGGGCGATTGTTTTACCATCGCCGGCGTCAATGCAGTGCATCACATCACCAAGCAGGACACTGGTCAGTTGAAGACCTTCCGGGTCATCAGCGTGCCCGCTGGCGGCACCTCGCTGGTTATCAGCCCTCCTATCACCTCCAACCAGTCTGAGAACGACACAGCCGCCACGGCTGAGTACCAGAACTGTGTGGTGAACGTGAAGTCTGCGACCAGCGCCATCGTGTTCATGAACACTGCGGCAGCTCCTATCAACTGCTTCTGGCAGAAGGACGCGATTGAGATCCTCCCGGGTCGCTACGCAGTGCCTACGGACGCCGGCGCAAACGTGATGCGTGCTTCCACCGATCAGGGCATCGAACTGGTCATGCAGAAGCAGTACGACATCAACACCATGAAGACTCGTTACCGTTTGGATACGATCTTCGGTGTGGTGAATAAGCAGCCGGAAATGAGCGGGATCATCCTGTTCAACCAGCCCTAAGGTTTAGTCCTTAATTGCACAGGGGAGGGTGGTTGACTCCGCCCTCCCTTTTGTGTAATTAATCTGGGAATGGAATATCCCACGATAGTTTACAGGGTTCCCGGGAAGCATGTGCGCCCGTACGGAACATACGATTTCGCAGGCGTTAAAAACGCTGAAGAGCTAGAGGTGAGGCTCAAAGATGGCTGGTTTTGCACATTGCCAGAAGCAATTGAGCCTAAAAAGGTTGAAGCAACAGTGGAGGCTGTAAAGACAGATGACATTGCACCGCCTACTCGTCAGGAGCTTGAAGAAAAAGCTACTCAGCTTGGCATTAAGTTTGATGGCAGGTTTTCTGATAAGAAAATCGCGCAGCTAATCGAAGAAGCACTCAAATAGTATGGGCTACACCAAGAAACAGATCATTGAGCAGGCCTTTGAGGAAATGGGCCTTGCATCGTACATCTTTGATCTGACCGCAGATCAGTTGGATAGCGCACTAAGGCGCCTTGATCTGATGGTGTCTTCTTGGTATCTGAAGAACATCCGTATTGGGTATCCTTTGCCGATTAGTCCGCAGAACAGCAATATCGACCAAGAGGTTGATACGCCGATGCAAGCCAACGAGGCTTTGGTGCTTAATCTTGCAGTTCGTTTGGCGCCGGCTTACGGGAAGCAAGTATCACCTGATACCAAAGCGAACGCGAAGGTCACTTACGACCAGCTTTTGATGCAGGCAGCAGCTCCAATTCAGTTGCAGTACGATAAAACCTTGCCACTTGGGGCTGGATACAAGCGCACTGAACGTGTATTTGTAGATGTGCCAAATTTAGATCCAGTACAAGTACAGCCTAACGGCCAAATCCTTTTCAGGAACTCCTAGTATGTCCATTGAACGCCTTTCTCTAATCGACACGGTCACGGCATCGACCAACTTTGCCGTCAACGTCAATGGTCAAGACTACCGGGTTCTGGCCGGCACAGTGGCTGACTACGTTCAGGCTGCTGGAGCTACCGGGGACGGGAAGGTCATTCAGTACGCTGGGCCAACCTCTACGGGGTTCACTGTCAACATCCTCGACGGTGACGCCAGTGTGTGGCTTGTATTGACTCCTAGTGGAACTCTTGCTGCCGGCACGCTCGTGCTCCCTGCTGTATCGAATTGTATTGAGAACCAAGAGATCCTTGTAGCCAGTTCACAGACGGTTACAACACTGACTGTGAATGTGAATGGCGCGTCAATTGTTGGCGCTCCGACGACCATTGTGTCTGGAGGATTCTTTAGGCTCAAATTTGAGCCTGTGCTTAAGACTTGGTATCGTGTTGGATAACTACTAAATTTATGGGCCTTGCTTTTCAACCTGCTTACAGCCTCGGCGTCACTGTTACTCCGAATGTCACTTCTGCCTCTGTCACTCTTGGGCTCACGTCTGAGTCCATTGTGTTCACCAATCTTGGATCGACTATTGTTTATGTCCGGGTGGGCACTGCTGGCAGCGGCGCCCCGGCCACCACGGCGGGCTACCCGGTGTTGGTGGGCTCACAAGTGAGCATTGGCAAGGACCAGGACGATAACACTGTTTCGTTCATCTCGCCCGGTGGAGCTGGCTCACTGCATATCATCCAAGGAATTGGCCTGTAATGATTCGGTTCCTGTCCAGACGCCGGTCAAAGACGCCCGCTACTGTTGGAGGGGTTACACCTCCTCCTCCAGTGACATTCACCTACCTGCGTCCCGGTGGAGTGGATACTTACAAACGCCCTGACGGCACTTCAGACTACATTAGACCCTAGTTATGCCAAATCTCACGGTTTCTTCTGATATTGACTCTTTCATGCAGTCAGCCAACAAGGCTGCTGCTGTTACCTTTCTTGGTGCGCTGACCACCGCTCAGATTGCCGGCCTGTCTACCACTGCTCCTGCTGCGCTGGCGACCACTGCTGTCATTGGACTCAGCAGCTTTGCGGCTAAAGCAGATCATCAGCACATCTTCCCTACTGCCGCTGAAGTAGGAGCACTGAGCACTTCTGTGCTTTCTGGCTTGGCAACCACTGCTCCTGCCGCGCTGGCGACTACTGGTGTGGTTGGCTTGAGCACTTTTGTGGCACGGGCAGACCACCAGCATCCGACTAACTTTACCAACGTACAGACATTCACCTCAAGCGGCACATGGACAAAGCCGGCTGGTGCAGTTGCTGTGGATGTAGTGATGATTTCTGGTGGCGGCGGTGGGGCAGGTGGTCGAAAGGGAGGAGCGGGATCAGTTGCACCCGGCGGCGACGGCGGGGCGGGAGGCTCGTATTCAATGCGGAGTTTTGCAGCTGCACTACTTGGTGCGACAGAAGCTGTTACTGTTGGGACAGGGGGAACAGGGGGAGCCGCTCAAACCAATCCCAACGCAAATGGATTTTTGGGCACTGCTGGAGGAAACTCTTCTTTTGGAGCATGGGCTGCGGTTACAGAAGGTCTTGGAGCCCAGACCGTTACACCAGGAGCCGCCACTCCTGGATCGGCTGCATCTGCTAGGGCAATGTTTTTGGGTGGGAGTGGAGGCACTGGAAGTTTTGGTGTATCTCCGGGAATTATCGGCATTAATTCCATCGCTGGCCCTGCGGGCGGGGGCGGCGGAGGCGGCTTAACTAGTACGACACCAACACCAATTGCCGGAGGCGCAGGGGGATGTGCGCTTGCCTCTTTTATTGTTGGCGGCGTAGCCACAGCAGGCGCAGCAGGTGGAGGCAATGGTGGGGCCGGACCGGCGGCAACAGCCAATACGGCAATTCCCGGGAGCGGCGGAGCGGGCGGCGGCTCATCAATTACTGCCGCAAATGGGGGCAACGGCGGCGCTGGGGGGCTTTACGGCGGCGGGGGTGGCGGGGGTGGTGCTGGGCTTGATGGCGTTAATAATTCTGGCGCTGGGGGCAACGGAGCACCGGGCATTGTGATCGTTACGACTTATTTCTAATATGCCCAAAAAACAGGTAAACCTATCCGTTAAGAAAGGTGAGAAGCTGCCTGTCTCCAAAGGGGCCGGGCTTACAGCAAAGGGCAGGGCCAAGTACAATGCGGCCACCGGGAGCAACCTGAAGGCGCCTGCGCCTAATCCCAAGACCAAGGCAGACGAAGGGCGCAAGAAGTCCTTCTGTGCTCGTATGGGCGGGATGCCCGGTCCCATGAAGGACGAGAAGGGCAATCCTACTCGCAAGGCTGCATCACTCAAACGCTGGAACTGCAAATGAAAAAAGGACTCTATTCTAACATCGCAGCTAAACGCGAACGCATCGAAGCTGGCTCAAAGGAGCGTATGCGCAAGCCTGAATCTAAGGGCGCCCCTACCGCTGCCGCATTTAAGGCATCAGCGAAGACTGCCAAAAAGAAGTAATGCAAATCCCCATCCTCAACGGAATTTACACGAGCACCGCTGGGGATTTTCGCGTGGAATACCCGCGCAACATGGTGCCTGTTATCCTTCAGTCAGGCATCTCTGATGGGTACTTTCGTCCCGCTGACGGCATCGTGAGCCTGGGCACAGGCCCCGGGATTGATCGTGGAGCTATTGAGTGGCAGGGACTGCTGTATCGAGTGATGGGCGCTAGTCTTGTGTCAATCTCTAGTACAAGCATCGTCACTGTCATAGGCAATGTAGGCGGCACGGGACAGGTTACGTTTGACTACTCCTTTGACTACCTCGCTATAGCCTCAAACGGAAACCTGTTCCTGTATCGTCCCAGCACGGGTCTTCAGCAGGTCACAGATCCTGATTTGGGAACTGTCGTCGATGTCGTTTGGGTGGACGGCTACTTTATGACGACTGACGGAGAGTTCCTCATCGTCACTGAACTCAATAACCCGTTTGCCGTCAACCCACTCAAGTACGGGTCGTCTGAAGCTGATCCAGACCCTATTGTGGCCCTCCTGAAGGTCCGTAACGAGGTCTACGCGCTCAACCGGCACACCATCGAAGTCTTTGACAACGTGGGAGGCTCGCTGTTCCCATTCCAACGTGTGGAAGGCGCCCAAGTTCAACGTGGCACCATTGGCACTCGCACCTGCTGCGTGTTCATGGAGTCCATCGCGTTTATTGGCGGAGGCAGAAACGAGGCTCCTTCAGTCTGGCTGATCTCTGGCAGCAACGCACAACGCATTGCCACCCGGGAGGTTGATTTGCTGTTGACCCAGTTTACTGAAGAACAGTTGTCCAGTGTGCTGGTTGAGGCTCGTGTGGACAATGGCTACCGACATCTGTACATCCATCTGCCCAATCAGACGCTGGTCTTTGATGCCGCTGCCACCACTCTGGCCGGCGCCCCCATCTGGTTTACGCTGGCTACCAGCCTCGTTGGAGACGGTCAGTATCGTGCTCGCAACTTAGTGTGGGCCTACAACCGCTGGAACGTGGGTGACCCGGCTAGTACTGCTTTTGGTTATCTGAGCGATTCGTTGTCCTCGCACTGGGGAGTGCTGAATGGCTGGGAGTTTGCGACCATTATCCTGTACAACGAAAGCCGGGGCTTGGTCTTCCATGAGCTGGAGCTGATTTCCTTAACCGGCAACTCGATCTTTGGCACTGACCCAAGTATCTGGACTTCGTACACCGAGGACGGTTTGACCTGGGGACAGGAACGAGTCTGCAAGGCTGGCATGACCGGCGTGCGTGGCAAGCGACTATCGTGGCTCCAGCAGGGTCGTATGCGCCAGTGGAGAGCGCAGAAGTTCCGGGGCACCAGTGACGCCCAGCTTTCTGTGGCTAGACTTGAGGCTAGAGTTGAACCGCTTGCAGTATGACCGGGCCATTTAAGATCACTCGAAATGAACTGGCTCAGTTCCTGCCATCGCAACGTGCGATCCGGGCTTTTGAGCAATTATTCGATCTCATTCCGTCTAGTCTGGACTCAAACACGACGTTAATTGAGGAAGCCTCGATAAACGCACAGAATGCCGATTCTAGGGCACAGCAGGCAGTCTCGGCTATCGCTAGGTTGGCTGACGCCGTAGAGCTTCTTGCGCTGGCTCCTG